AAGCCCTGTTCCTGCCGGAAGAGAAGAAGCAGTATTTCCTCAAGTTCAACGTCAACGGCCTGATGCGCGGCGATTATGAGAGCCGCATGACCGGCTACAGCATCGGCCGGCAGAATGGCTGGCTGTCTGCCAATGATATCCGGGAAATGGAAGATATGAACCCTGTACCGGATGAGGAGGGCGGCAATCTGTATCTTGTGAACGGCAGCATGACGAAACTCAAGGATGCCGGGGCTTTTGCCCAGAAGGGAGACACGAATGAAACATAAATTTTGGAAGTGGGTGACAAACGAAGCGCCGGATTCCTTCGGCAGTGAACGCACCCTCTACCTGGACGGCCAGATTTCTGACGAAACCTGGTGGGGCGATGAGGTGACACCGAAGGCGTTCAAAGATGAACTGAACGCAGGAAGCGGCGACATCACCCTCTGGATCAACAGCCCGGGTGGTGACTGTTTTGCAGCCGCGCAGATTTATAACCTGCTCATGGATTATCCGGGTAATGTTACGGTCAAGATTGATGGTTTGGCGGCTTCGGCCGCTTCTGTCATTGCCATGGCTGGGACCAAGGTCTGTATGTCGCCGGTGGCTATGCTGATGATTCACAATCCGGCGACCCTGGCCTATGGCGACCAGGCAGAAATGGAAAAGACCATCGGCATGTTGAGCGAGGTCAAGGAAAGCATCATCAATGCTTATGAAATCAAGAGCGGCCTAAACCGCACGAAGATTTCCCACATGATGGATGACGAAACCTGGCTCAATGCCAAAAAGGCGGTAGAACTTGGCTTTGCGGATGAAATACTCTTCGACCAGAAAAAGGACGAGGGAGAGCAGCCCGAAGCCATGATTTACACCCCGGTCACCGTCACCAATTCGTTGGTACAAAAACTAAAGCCTCATGAACCGATTCATAAAGTGCCAGCCGCATCCTTAGAAAAACGGCTGGCATTACTCATTCATTAAGGAGGATAACAATGGATACGATTTTAGCACTGCGTGAAAAACGTAAGAATCTGTGGGATGCTGCAAAGGCCTTCCTGGATACCGTCCGTGATGAAAATGGCATGGTGTCTGCGGAAGATGCAGCCCGCTACGACAAGATGGAAGCGGATGTAGTGAACCTCGGCAAAGAAATCGACCGCCTGGAACGCCAGCAGCAGCTCGATGCCCAGCTTGCCCAGCCCACCACAACACCGATTACCGAATTCCCTGGTGCAGGCCAGGGCGGAGCGGAAAAGAAGGGCCGTGCGTCCGATGCCTACCGTAAGGCCTTCTGGGACAGCATCCGCCATAAGAACTTCATCGATGTACAGAACGCCCTAAGCGTAGGCACCGATGCCGATGGCGGTTATCTGGTACCGGATGAATTTGAACACCAGCTCATCGACAAACTGCAAGAAGAGAACTTCTTCCGCAGCCTGGCAACGGTCATCCACACCAGCGGTGACCGCAAGATTCCCGTCGTGACGGGACATGGAGAAGCATCCTGGATGGAAGAAAACGGACTCTACCCGGACAGCCAGGATACCTTCGGCCAGCAGTCCATCGGTGCCTATAAGCTGGGTACGGCTATCCGCGTGTCTGAAGAACTGCTGAACGACAGCGTTTTCGACCTGGAAAGCTACATTGCCGGCGAATTCGCCCGCCGTATCGGTACGAAGGAAGAAGAAGCATTTCTGACTGGCGATGGCAAGAACAAGCCGACCGGCGTCTTCCCGTCTGCCGAAGTGGGAGTTACGGTCACGACCGCTTCCATCACCTTTGACGACGTCATCGACCTCTATCATTCCCTGCGCATCCCGTACCGCCGCAAGGCTGTCTGGCTCCTGAATGATGCGACCATCAAGGCCCTGCGTAAGGTGAAGGACAACAACGGCAACTATATCTGGCAGCCGTCTGTCACGGCAGGTACGCCGGACACCATCCTGAACCGGCCTTGTTACTGCACGTCCTTTGCACCGGAACTGGCGGCGGGCAACCGTCCCATGCTCTTCGGGGACTTCAGCTATTACTGGATTGCGGACCGTGAATACCGCTCCTTCAAGCGTCTCAATGAACTGTATGCCGCGAATGGCCAGATCGGTTTCCTCGCCAGCCAGCGCGTGGACGGTATGCTGATGCTCAAGGAAGCGGTCAAGGCCCTGGAGATGAAAGCGAAGGGATAAACCATGATTGTGACGCTGGAAGAAGCCAGGGAATACCTTCGGATTGACGAAGATGATACCTCGAACGACGAGGTCATCCAGTCTTCCCTGGAAACAGCCCAGGCGCTCTGCCTGGATATATCCCGCTGCGAGGAAGCCGATGCCGAAGAAAATCCCGTGATTTTCCACGAAGCGATTCTCTACGCCGCGGCTTTTTTGTATGAACACCGGGAGGAAGCGGACTACGCAGGCCTTTTGAAGCGTCTGCGCTGGCTTCTTTTCGGGGTACGCCGCAGCGCATTTTAAGGAGGTGTGCCATGAAGACGGGACTCTTGAATAAGCGCATCGAAATCCTGGGAAAGAAAGCCGTGACCGATGAATACGGCTTCGATACACAGACCGATGCCGTCATCTGCCGCTGTTGGGCGTCCATCAAGCCGGCACGGGGCAAAGTGTTCTATGAACTGGAGCGTAAAGCCGATACAGAGTACACGCTGATCACTATCCGCTGGCGTCCCAATATCACCCATGACATGAAAGTGAAGTACCAGGATCACCTCTACGATATCGACACCATCGTCGACCCGTACATGCGCCATGAAGCATTAGAGCTGTACTGTACGGAAGAAATAAGGGGGACGGACACATGAGTAAAGGCGATTTTGACATGACTGGTCTGGAGGAACTGTCTTCCAGGTTGATGACTGCTGTCGATGATTTCCCGGGGACTGCCGAAAAAGGCCTGATCACTATCGGCAATAAACTCAGGAAGGCGTGCGTAAAAAACACGCCGGAAGGCAGTACAGGAAAGCTCAAGAAGGGCTGGAAACATAAAGTAGAAGGCTATAACGGGTTCGAGCTGGTCTATGAGTTGCGCAATACACATCCGGTTCATCACCTGCTGAATAATGGCCATGTAAAGAAAACGCCCGGCGGTAGGGCCGTGGGCTATTATGAAGGACAGCACTATACGGAAAAATCCGTCAAGCAATTTGAAGCGAGTGACCTGCAGCCGGGACTGGAGAAACTCACGAAGAAACTCCTCAAGAAAGCAGGCGGCACATGATTCATGATATCGATATCCTGCAGGCTGTACAAAAAGCGCTGCGAGAAAAATTTCCTTATCCCGTCTATTTGCAGGAAGTGAAAGAAGGCTTTACGCCGCCGGCCTTCTTTCTGAAAACGATGACGGTGGCGACGCCACAAAAAGAAAACGAGATCTACCGGAATACCGACCTCTACATTACCTATCTGCCAAAGAAGCAGGAAGCCAGCACGGCCATCTATGCCGTGCTTTTTGCTGCGGAAGAATTGTTCTGGAATGGACTAAACGTCGGCGACCGTTATCTTCCTGTCGTTTCTATCACTGAAGAACTGATGGGGACGGACAATGATGGCGGGCGCCTGACGCTGACCTTCCAGTACTATGACGCCCAGGAAAAAGCAGAAACGGCAGAAATCATGAAGGTATTGCATCAGCGGTACCAGGGAAAGGAGACGTAACTAATGAAAATGCCATCTATCAATGTCGTGTTCAAAGAAAAAGGCATCAGCGCCATCGCGCGCAGTGCCCGCGGCATTGTCTTGTTGATTTTGAAGGAAGAGACGCTGCCGTCCCAGACGGAAGTGAATCTCTATACGGCTGATGACATTCCGAAAGAACTCTCGGACAGCAACCGTGAGCAGCTGGAGCTGACTCTTCGCGGCTATGTAAACAGCCCGAAGAAAGTCATTGCCGAAATCATCAGTAAGGACGCAGATGATTATACTGACATTTTAAAGACCATTGAAAACAAGCGCTTCGATTACCTGGTCATTCCGGATATCGAAGAAAACCACATCGACACGATTGCGACCTGGATTAAGGGGATGCGGACAAATAAGAACAAGCGCATCAAGGCCATCTTGCCGGACTGTACAGCCGATACGGAAGGCGTCATTAACTTCGTCAATAAAGTCATCCGCACGCGCACGAAGACATACACGACAGCTCAGTACTGCGGCCGCATCGCAGGTGTTATCGCGGGAACGCCGATGACCATTGCTTGCACTTATGCGCCGTTGCCGGAGGTTATTGGCTGTGATGTATGGACGCAGGAAGAAATGGATACCATGACCAATGCAGGGAAGCTGTTCTTCTTCTTTGATGGGGAAAAGGTCAAGCTGGGTCGCGGCATTAACTCCCTGGTTACAACCGTCCAGGGCAAAGGCGTATCGTTCCAGAAAATCAAGCTCGTTGATTTGATGGACATGATGTACGACGATATCCGCACGACGGCACAGGACCATTACCTTGGCAAGTATTCGAACAGCTATGCCAATCGGTGTCTGTTGGTGACGGCGGTTCAGGGCTATCTCGATCAGTTGGCTCAGGAAGGCTTATTGGAAGAAGGGCAGAATACCGCTTATATCGATGTGGAAGCGACAAAAACCTGGCTGGAATCGAATGGCAAATATACGAAAGAAGAACTGGCAGATATGTCGGATATGGAAATCAAGCTGGCCAACATCGGCAGCAATGTCTTTCTTTCTGTAGACGCCTCGCTTCTGGATGCCATGGAAGATGTCACGATTGGCGTCAATATCTAAGGGAGGTGAAGCAAAATGAACAGCATGGAAGCCAAACGAGTGATGAACGGCAAGTATGCCGACCTCTATATCGACGGTGATTTGATGGCCGAAGCGACGGCCTTTAAAGCCGAGGTCACGCTGACCAAAGAAGAAGTGAAGATGCTTCGCCATGTAGGCAAGGGCTATAAGGTTACGGGTTATGACTGCAAAGGGCAGTTGAAGCTCCATAAAGTCTCGAGCTACATGATTAAGAAGATGAACGATAATATCAAGTCGGGTAAGCAGACTGTCGTCACGATTGTTTCCGTCCTTGATGATAAAGATGCCATCGGCAGTGAACGTATCGTCATCAAAGATGCCACCTTCGACAGCCTCATCCTGGCCGACTGGGAAGTGGACAAGATGGGGGAAGAAAGCTACAGCTTCACCTTCTCTGACTGGGACCTGTTGGATTTAGCATAAGGAGGACACGCACATGAATATGGTAGATAAACTGCTGAAAGCAGATATCGCCAACAAACTGGCAAATAAACCGACGAAAAAAGTAAAGATAGAACGATTGAGCAAGCTACTGGGCTTCGATTTCATCGTGACGCTGCAGGCCATCGACCCGGAACGCTACGCCGATATCCAGAAGATGGCCGTCGATTTCACAAACGGCAGCGCGGAGAACATCGACCTCTACAAGATGCAGACCCAGACGCTCCTGGCAGGTATTGCCGACCCGGACCTCAAGAACAAGGACCTCCTGGAAAAATTCGGTGCTGCTATCCCGGCTGATATCATCCGAAAACTCTTCCTGGCCGGCGAAATTGCCGACCTCACTGCACAGATTACTGAACTCAACGGTTATACGACACAGGACAAGGTGGATCAAGCCGTAAAAAACTAATTCAGACCGATGGCGAGGTGCAGGCGATGTATCTTCTTTTCCGGGACCATCACCTGCTACCGTCAGCGGTCATGCAATGTGGCTACGGAGAACGGCAGGTACTGTATGCTTTTGTTCGCTATGAGATGGAAGAAAGAGAACAGAAAAAAACCTCCTATTGGTTAATGAATCAATAGGAGGTTATCTAAAGTTTTAATTATTTAGTAAATGGGCACCCATATCAATAATCATCAGAATCTTCATCTGAATCATCAGGAGTATCATAGTAAACTGTATCTCCGTACGAAGTATAGGTGCTGCCATCAGACCCATACGTAGTGTCACCGTATGTAGTATAGGTGGTGCCATCAGAACTGTAGGTAGTATCTCCATACGTGGTATAGGTGGTGCCATTCGAGCTATATGTAGTATCTCCGTACGTGGTATAGGTAGTGCCATCCGAACTATATGTGGTATCTCCATATGTAGTATAGGTATTACCATTACTATCATATACAGTATCTCCGTATTGGGTTAGAGTACCTGAATCAGCAAAAACTGTGGGGATGGCCATCATACAACTGCATAGAACTAATGCAATTAGTTTTTTCATAATTAGTTCACTCCTTTTAAATTTAAAATCCGAAAATGTTAATTTTATTATAATCTTTTTTATTAATATATACAAACTGTGAAGTGAGGTGAAACAGCGTGGCCAACAATGTCATCGATGCGGCGATTCGGTTGCGGGATTTATTTACGCCAACCGTGAAGAGTGTTAATGCCAGCCTGGGTTCTATGAAGACTCAGATGGCAGCAGCCAAGCAATCGGTCAGCGGCTTTTCGGATAAGCTGACGGAACATGAACGTATCCAGAAACGGACGGCCAAGAGCATCGAGCAGACGGGCAGCAAGATTTCCGGGCTGTCGGATAAGATGGCTTTGCTGTCGGCACCTATTTTGGCAGCGGCGACGGCAGGCTTCAAGCTTCACAGCGATTTTGCCAATGGTGTGGCTAAGATTTCGACCCTTGTCGATACGACGGTCGTTTCCATGCAGAAGATCAGTGATGAAATTCGTGCCGTCAGTGATGAGACGGGTGCGGGTGTGGCGGACCTTTCGGAATCGGTCTATCAGGCAATTTCTGCAGGTGTCGATGCGGCCCATGCGGTAGGCTTCGTCAAAGACATGACGATTGCTGCCAAGGCCGGCTTCACCGATACGACGACAGCCGTTAACGGGGTTACGACAGTTCTCAATGCCTATGGAAAATCAGCAGAAGAAGCCTCGACTATTACGGACCAGATGCTCCTAGCACAGAACTTTGGTAAGACGTCCTTTGGTGAAATGGCCGAAGCCATGGGCAACGTCATCCCTATTGCGGCCCAGCTTAATGTCAGTACGCAGGAACTCTTTGGTTCCATCGCCGTCCTCACGAAAAACGGTATCCGTACAAGTGAAGCGATTACGGGCCTTAAGGCAGCCTACAGTAATATCTTAAAGCCCTCAGCAGAAGCGGCAAAATTATCGCAGTCCCTGGGCATCGAGTTTAACGCCGCGCACCTCAAGAGTGTAGGCTGGGTGAAATTCCTCGACGAAGTGAAGAGGGCGACCGGTGGAGATGCGCAGCAGATGGCGCAGCTCTTCGGTTCCGTCGAAGCCCTGAACAGTGTCCTGGTCCTGACGGGCAAAGGTGCCGGAGATTTTGACAAGGTCATGGATCAGATGGCCCAGTCTGCCGGCATGACGAGGGAAGCCTATGAAAAGATGCTGACGCCGTCCGAGCAGATGCAGCTTGCTATGAACCAGCTAAAAAATGCCGGCATGGATTTGGCCGTAGCTTTTACACCTTACTTTAAGGCCATGTCGATGCGCGTGAAAGAGCTGGCTGCATGGTTCCGCGCCTTGACCCCTGAACAGAAAGCACTCATTGGCCAGGTGGCTTTTGGCATTGTGACCTTCCAGCTCTTCGGTTCGACCCTGGGCCGGATTCTGACGGTCGGTGGCAGGGCCTTTGGCACTTTTAATTCCATCGCAACGGGCATCAGCAAAGCCGGCAGCGTATCGAAATATCTCTCGACGCAGTTCAAAGGCCTTATCCCGGTTTGCCGGGGCATTGCTATCGTGGCCAAGGGCATGGGAAGTGCTTTTCTGACGGCAGGCCGCATGATGATCACCATCATCCGTGCAGTAGGAGCCGCGGCTATGGCCAATCCCATCATTATCATCATTGCGGCGATTATTGCCGCTCTGTATCTCTTATGGAGTAACTGGGATACGGTATCGCAGTATATTGAACAGGCAATTCAGGCCGTATCGGAAGCCGTCGATGCCGGGATGAACTGGATCAGCTCGGCCTGGGATGGCGCGATGAACGCCATCAGCGAAACAGCCTCGAACATTTGGGAAGGCATCAAGAATACGTTCCGCAG